TGGTGTCTGTCAAGTAGTGGTTAATGCAGTAGCCTTCAGGGATAGAACCATTGTTCTTCAAAGCGTTGATGTCATTGTCGGCTGTAGAAACACGGAGTTCGGTTTCAAGCAAACGAGTAGCAACGAATTGCAGAGCAGGTGGAATAACCAACTTCTTAGGCTTAGCGGCGATCAACAAGCTACGCTCATCTGTCCAAGCGGCGATTTGAATCACGGCGTTTTCCAACGATGTTTCATTCAAGTCAGAAGCGGTAGATGGAGTGTTACTGTTAGTACCACCAGAAACCAAGGGGTGAGCAGTGGAGCAAAGCACCACGCCGTCGCCGTATGTTGGGCCGCCAGCAAAGGCGTTGTTCAACACATAGGCGGCTTTAACCTGCTTGGTGTAAGCCATACCACGGGCCAAAGCCTTGGTATAACGTGAAGACAGGCTGTCATACAAGTTATCTTCCACAGCTTCCTCTGTGATGGAGAAGCCCATCGCAATGGTTTCGTGGGTGTAACGTGCAGTCCATGCTTCTTGTGCATTGTCATAAGCGATGGCAGAACCCTCGTTTTTGACTGGTGCTTGACCGAAGCCTGACAGTTTTGTCTCTTCTTCAAAAGAACGCTCAGAGGTTTCAGTTTCATAAATTTCTTTATGCTCTTCACCATATTTTGCGTACTCCAAACCAAACAAAGCGTTCAGGCCGGGAAGAAGTTCTTTAAGTAGTTGTGCGCGTGAAATTGCCATGATTTACTCCTTACAGGCCAACGTTATTTGTAAACGAATGGGCACTGGGGTTGAACTTAACCAACACATCAGTGTACGCATCGCCCGGAGTAGACACAAAGCCCACAATACGGAAAGCCGCAGCCGTTGTTTGCACAGTAGCTGTTAAAGAGCTAGTTGAGTTACCAGTCTGAGTGGAACCCGTGCTAGTGCTTGTACAGCGGTAAAGAAGGTGTTAGTGCCCAAAACTGTTTGAGCGCCAGAACCACTTAGTTGTGCTTGAAAAGCCACGTTGGGGTCAGTAACTACGTATGCAGTTACCACGCCGGTTGTGCCGGAGGGGTAGTACTGACCGTAAATCTGCTGGCCTTGTGCGTTGATATAAGAACAACCGACGAAAACGCCGATTGCACCTACGCCAGAACCACCAAGGTTATTGGTAGTGATGTCTGAACCATCGGTGGTAGACAGAGCGATATAACCCGCCGCATTGATAAGAACAACTTGACCATAAAACAAGTTGGTTCCAGTGCCTGCTGGGTTAATCAAGAACTGACTCGTAGCGCCAGCATAAGGTGTGCCGTCAATACGATTTATGGGTCGTAGCCCATAGGGTGCTGCTGTAGTTGCCATTTAAGACTCCTAAAAAATTAAATACCTTTTCCGAAAGTAACCGTGGACTTACGTTCTTTAAACATAGGCATCCTCGGATCGCTCTCGCGCATGTACGTATTGTCCACTGATTGCATCTGAGCTTCCGCTTGTTGGCGGTAGTACGCATCACGCTTTTCAGTAAACTCTACTGGGGTTTTGCAAAGCAACAAACCTCCCACTTCAATACTGTCTGGGAATTTCGCCGCCGAAGCGTTGAACAGACGTATCTCAGGGTGATCTGAAGCTCTAACAGGTTCCCAGCCTTCAGCCATCTTTGAGGAATAATTGGTTCCATCTTCCTTACCTTGTATTGCAATCCGAATCCAGCGAAACGCATAACCTTCTTCCGGTAAAGGATCAGGTAGAAGTGTTGGAGGCATCCATTGTTTTGGACGTTCCATAACTTCGCGGGTATTCAGGTCACGACCTGTACGAACAGTTTTTTCCATAATTATTTCCTCATTTCATCAGCAACCTTACGGGCGTACAGTTCCAAAGGAACTCCCAACCGTCTAGCGATATTCACTTGCGACTGGGTCAGCACGATTTTGCGCGGTGCTGTACTACGGGTAGCAGGTGAAACAACATTGGATTTGGTACGTTGAGGTTTCGCATCAACGGATTCTCCGGCTCCAACTTGGTCGGGGAATCTTTCACGGATGTCAGTGTCGATACGACGGTAGTATTCATCACTGCCAACCCTAATACCATTCTCAACAAGTTCCTCATGTAGCCCTAAAGCATATGAAGTCATGCGTTTGTTGCTTCCAAACCACTGATTTTGGTCTTGCCACGCTAGTAGTTTGTCGTCAACGGGTGCTGCCTGTTGAGGTTGTGGAGCCATTTGTACAGGAGTTTCTTCCTCTTGTAAAGGGGCAGGTCTAAAATTATTTACTTTATCTGCGCGGATTCTGGCGGTAGTGAGTGCTTCCTGAGCATCCAACAACTTATCAGCATCCCCAGACTCGTAAGCTTCTTTATAAAGCCGTTTAGCCTCTTCAATTTCGGAGTTAATGACCTTTTTGGCTTGTTCCAAGAGGACAGTCTGTCCTTGATTGACGGAGCCTTTAAGCTTTTTGTTCTCTTCATACATTGCCTGAGCAAGTTTAAGAGCCTCATCTTTCTCACGCTCGGCAGACTCTTTGGCTCTGCGTTCCTCGTGATATCCCTTGGTGAAGTGTTTAAACCTATTCTTAACACTCTCAGAGTAGGTTGCTAACTCCTCTTCTGTAGGATCTTGAGGAGCCTCTTTCATTGGAGTTCGGTAACGATCCTCTTCCGGGGTGTCGTCCACAATTTCAATTTCAGGCTTATCTTCCTCTGGGGTTACAACTTTCCCACCCTTACGGAGATTTTCTTCCTTCTCATCAGGGAACTCAAATTCAGTTTTTTCAATTTCAGCCATGATTACTCCTTATGTTGGACGTTGGATACCACGAGGGTCTTGCACAACCGCCTGAACGGAATCGTCATTAATCAATCTCCACTCCGTACCATGAATCTTCATGCGGGTTCCCGTGTTAGGACGCACTAACACAAAGTCTCCCACCTTACAGGCTGGGCCGGAAGGAAATCGGGCTTTATCTTGATAAGCATCGGGGCCAATCTTGGCTACAAATAACACGGGGGAAAGAAGCTCCTCGTGATATATCGCAGTTGCAGATTTAAGGATCCCTGTTTCACTAAACTCTTCTTCTGCTTTGGGAAGCATACAGAGGAGGTGGTAAGTAGCCGGATCGGGCACTTGTGTAGCTTTCTCTTCAGGGGAGGTGTTAAGCACTCCACTGAGATCAACTGCACCAACATCAAAGTCAGTCATCTTCATATTCCTTGGTTTTTCGCACGAGATCGGCAAGTTCATACTGAGCGGTTTGCAGACCTCGGATCGTCCCGCACAGTTCTTTGTAGTGATCGTGGGATTTAGCACCACCATCACTGACAACAGTGACTAACTCCTTGATGTGTTCATCAAGTCTTTTGTTTAAAACATCAAGAAGTTGAGTCATCATTCACCTTTGTTCTTTGCGTTTAAAAGCATTTGAAGAAGTTGTTGTTTAGCCTGCATATCCTGCGTCTGTTGGCTATGTTCCAAAGACTGCTGATGTTGCTGTTCCGCCATGCGCATCTCTGCTTGTTTCTTCATGGCTTCCATACCAATCTCTTGTTGTTGGCGCTGGGCGGCAATAGAAGGATCTTCTCCTTGAGCTTGCTGTGCCTGCTGCATTTTGAGTTGAAGCTCTGCCTGTTTGATAGCTAAGTCGCCTTGAACTTTCTGCGCTTTGGTTTGAGCATCTTGCTGTTTGATCTGCAACTCTGCTTGTTGCATCTGAACAACTGGATCCTGCATTTGTTGCTGGGCAGCTTGTTGTGCCGCTTGGCCCTTGTTGATATCCAACAATTGTTTTGCCGCTTGCGCAACGAGCTTTGACAACTGAACTTCCACATCCTCGGGCATCTCAGTATTTGGCTGGGGAAGAGTAGCGCCAAGGCGTTGCTCAATCTTTGTCCTGTACTGGAAAGCGATGTGTTCAGCTACGTGGGCCATGATTGAAGCCTGCATCTGTTGAGCCATTGGGTTTTGGCCCATTTGACCCATCACCATAGGATCCTGCATCATTGATGTATGTACAGCAATGTGTGCGTCGTGATCTTGGTAGATGAATGCTTTAGTGGGTTTACCCGTCAAGAACGACATGTTCTCTGAGATTGGATCTCTTGGGGTCATGTCATCGTCAATAGGTACTAACTTATCCGCGTTCTTCACTCCCAGAACCTCAATCATCTGGCGGTGCAACAAAGGAAGATTGTAGATCTGAGGAGCGCCTTGAGCTAACTGGATTACAGCCTGATACTGCATGATCCTTTGAGCCATCGTGGCGGAATTAGGATCTGATACGGGGATAACATCCACCATGTCATAGTCTGCACGTTTAGCTTGAGGAGTACCAAACACTGGGGTGTATTCGTAATCCTCCGGCATGTAATCACGGATGATTTCTTTAAGCAGTTTAAACTCTTGCTTCATTGAATAATGAACACGAGCTTGTACTGCGCTCATTGTTTTAAGCTGGCGCTCAAGTAACGCTAAGGTTGTACCTACGGGCGAATTGGCTGACATATCGCTGATGTTCATATCTGCGATTGAGCCAAGTCTCCTGCCCTCGTCTGTGATCTGGTTCAAGAGAGCCAAGAGAACCTGAGAAGGTTCCTTGTATGGCAGAGCCATGATGTTCTCTCTTACGGAGCCGCTAGGCACATCCACATCACGGAACTCGCCCGGAGCAATTGGGGTGTCATCTCCCTTGATTCGGAGTCCTCGGGTCTTCAAACCTCCGGGCAAGTTGCTCAAGGTTCCAGCATCCACGAGTTGACGAATGATAGATGTACCTGCACGGGCGTATCCACCAATCAGATGGATTAAACCTAAACCATAAGCTCCAAAGCCGGGAACGTAGGTGTACTGGACAAAGTGTTGACGCTTAAGTTTATGTTTGTCATCTTCACTCCAGTTTCTGCGGATGGAGAGAATCTCAGTTGTACCTCGTTCTAAGGTGATGACGTAAGGCAGGGCAATCCCGTCCTCATCTTCATAGCCGGGTAGGTCGTAATCTACGTGGATCTCATAAACCTGATAGCGGTCATCATCTGTGATGCTGTAGCCTTGATCTTCGGCTTTCTTTTTCTCTACGTCAGTGTAGAACTGGAGGGGTTCTCCAAGCTCTTTATCTAGGTAGAAACCAGAGACTTGAAGCTTACGAATGTCGTTCTTTGTCTTGCGCATGATGTGAGTCACACGCTCTGAGGTCATGGCGCTAGAAGCTCCGTAAGGAATAATCACATCCTCTGCGGGGATGAAAATAGAAGCTTGACGGCCCAAAGAAGGGTCGTAGTAGACCTTTTTGAAAGCTGCGCCAGCCAGACCAAGAGAATACAGAAGACGCTCATGCTCTGGTCGATACTCAGGCATACCCTCTGTTAATCTATAGTTCATGTCATCTTTGACACGCTCCGCAGCCTCTTCTTTAAGTTTATCAATTGCGCCGATGATCTCGGTTTTAACCGGGCCTTGAGCAGGGAACGTTTCAATGATAGTTTCAGACTGGAAGCGAACAGCGGCCTCCGTGAGTACAGTCGAGAAAACTCCGCAAGCGCCGAGCCAAGGCTCTGTCCTTTCTTCATATTTCATCCCCAATACATCTAATCCCTTGACATACATCTCCACCCAGTCTTTGCGGGAGTTAACGTCTGTGTCTACCATTTCAATCAAATCGCTGGCAATCTTTTGGAGTTCACCATCGTCCATGTACTCTGCGAGGTTGTCTGAGAAGTCTTCTTCCTCGGTCTCCGGCATTAAGTCAATCTCCATGCCGTCCATATCAATCTTGACACCTTCGGGGTTGACAATCTCAATCTCCATTACAGGGCTGTTATCCATCTCCAAAGCGTTTAAACCTAATGGAGCGGGATTTAGTGATTGTTCAATGCTCATATTGTTCCTTAGTAGTACTCTACTTTTCTACGGTGGTAAAAAGGTTCATCTTCTTCATCAGAGTCGATGGAGATGAAACCTCCCAAGCGAAACCGCATCAGAGCCTGACTGCTTGAGTCAACAAGGTCGTCATGGTCTCCATTGGGGAAAGAAGCCAACTCATCCATAACTTCTTCAGCCCATCGGGTTTCAGGACACCACACCATGCTAGACTCAAACAAAGCAGAGATAGCGTTTACACGCGATATCTTATCGTTTCCTTTGCCCGGCGTATACTCCGCGACCGGAATTCCCATTTTTCTCATCTCGTAGATCAACGGAGCGCCTGCGGCTCTCTTCTCAACGATCAAAGTGTCGGGTTCATACTCTCTGTATATCTCTAAAGCCTTACGCTTTAGATCTGGGAACTCCATGCGTTCTTTGAATGCGTCCAAAAGGATGATGTTTGCCTTCAAATCACCATTCTTATTGGGATGTTGGAAGACACCCCATGTAGTGCAAGCGGAATAATCTGCGCGGTTGTTCTTTTCAAACGCAGTATCCCAAGATTGAATGATGTATTCGCACTCAGGGGGCTTTTTCTTGTCCCAAATCATCCAATGTTCACGCTTAATGATCGCGCCTTCCTCGGATGTGGGGTTTTGTTGGTATTGAGCCTCCCATTTGGCGACTGGAAGCTCTGCTTTTAGGGCTTCTAGGGCTGTTTTAGACCAAAATCCGGGCCATAAAGGGTTCCCGTTAGGCATAATTGCGGGGAAATCAATGACTTCCCACTGATCTACGCCATCTTTGTCCGAGTTTTTGAGGATTTGCCCCGTTAAGTCCCTCTTAGACCATCGAGTCATCACAATAATGATCGCTCCTCCGGGCTGTAGACGCTGACGGGGGCCGGAAGTGAACCATTCATAGACCCCATCAAACACGGCAGGGTTAGCTTGTTTAGCTTCCTGCTCAGAATGGGGGTCATCAATGATTAAGAGATCTGCGCCCTTACCTGTAACAGCGCCGCCAACACCGATAGCAAAATAATCACCACCCACATTAGTATTCCAGCGACCAGCGGCCTTTGAATCGCTCGACAGCTTTGTAGAAAACACCTTCTGATAATGTTCTGATGAGACAAGGTTCCTAACCTTCCTTCCAAATCCTGTAGCAAGTTCTGCGGTGTGTGCAGTCTGGATAATCTTCTTCTGAGGAAACTTCCCCAGAAACCACGCAGGTAAAAGGAAGGAAGCAAACTCAGACTTGGTATGCCGGGGAGGCATATTAATGATTAATCTCTTAAGTTCTCCGTTAGCTACCCGCTCAAAAGCATCAGACATGATCTTATGATGAGAACCAGAGATAAAGATAGGCCACATCTGCGACGCGAAGTATAGAAACGACTCCTTGCTGCGTTCTATCTTGTCCATCTCCAATAGAGCCTGAATCTTTGCACGGTTCTCAGGAGATGCCTTGGGAACCATCTCCATATAGTTTTTAATCTCTGCGTGGGTCAGTAGGCTCATAAGGACATCACAGCCCTGACGGAAGTATCTGCTAACTTAATAGCATGGAACTTATACGGCTTGGTCACAATGTGTCCATCCGTCCTTAGACGGTGGACGATCCTGTGGATGTTTGACTTAGATTTCAATCCAATACCCCGAGCTATAACCTCATAAGACGGAGACACACCATGCAACCTAATGTATGCACGGATGAAGTCTAAAACCAACTGTCTGCGTTTGCTCATGTTTCACATTTACTTTGTAATCATATGAGGGCACACTGCCCAGTGCGGCGACTAACTGCCCCAGTTTGGTTGTCAACCACAATGTGCCTTCATATAAGTTGGTACTCGCTTACTAACATCTTGAGTTTAAACGCAAACACGAACGTTCGCAATACCTATTTTGAAAATATATATACCCCCGGGGGGTTGGGTTTGGAAAAGGAAGGG